GGAAAGAGAGTGCTCATCGCTGACGCAGATCAGCAGGGGAACATCTCAATGTTGTACGGCAGATTCGAGCCGCAGGGCATCGGAATGTCGGAGTTATTAGAAAAGCACCGGGCGATCGGTGGTACATATAGCACAGAACAGTTGATTGACGAGACACCATACGAAAACATCAGCATCATTCCGACGAACGGATTCCTGATGAGAACGAACATGACACTGCTCCTCTTGGAACAGGACAACCAGATTCTCCGTTTCAAGATGGCGATGGAGGAGATTCAGGACCGATACGATTATTGTATCGTAGACTGCGGACTCCTGATGGATATGACAGTGACGAATGTTCTGGTGGCAGCAGACCTCGTGATTCTTCCGGTGAAGGTCGGAGGGTTCGAGATCGAGGCGATTGTGAACATGGAGGAGCAGTTGGAAGACCTGCGAGGATTCAATCCAGACATCAGGATGAAGCTGCTCATGACGATGCGTCAGAAGAACATGACAAGTCTTCAGGTTGAGGAGTGGTTGAAAGCGTCATCCGGTCAGGATTGCTTCCAGACGGCAATCAGACGCTCAATCGTGGCAGAGAAGGCAACAATGGAGCACGTACCCATGCCGAAGTTCTCAAAGAGCGGAATCGTCGCAAAGGATTACAGAGAAGTGGCAGAAGAGTTGCTGAAGGACATGGAGGGATAAAGGATGATGTTCGAATCAAGAAACAGCAGGAAGGAGGCAGACGGCATGGAAAGCACGGCAACAATTAGAGGCACGGCAACAATTAGCCTGAAGACGCTGGATGAGTTAAGAGCGAAGGCGAAAGAGGCAGAGCAGGAGAAAAAACGGAGCGAGAAGTTCACAAAGAAACTGATGGACTGCTATGGATTCGATGCAGAGGAGTATGACAAGGCACTGAAGGAGATAGATAACAACAGGGACCTGACAGACAAGCAGTGCTCAAAACTGGTCAGAGAAGCAATGACGAAGCACCTGAAGATCGTGATTGACCCGGAGAAACTGAAAGAACTGATTCAGGAATACATCGACGAGGAAGCATCGGACGAGCATCTGGACATTGCGAAAGCAAGTATGAAGGAACTGAGACAGATTCAGGTGGTACTGAAAGAATAGTTATCCCAGCAGAAAATGTGGATATTGTGGATAAGTCATCAGATACAGAGACAAAGGAGGATAAGTAATGGCAGCGGGATGGAGCGTCATGGACGCAATCAACCGGAACAGCAAAGCAGCAGCGGAAGAAAGACCGAAGGCACGGTTCAGAACCAGAGACATCAGCGTGAAAAAGATGTACAGCAATGACATGAACTTTTATTCCAGACAGGATATCGAGGAGTTGTCGAACCTCATTCTCGCCGTGGGACTGATTGAGAATATGGCAGTTACATATGACCCTTGCGAGAAAGGAGAGTACAGAATCATCTCTGGTGAAATGAGATGGAGAGCATTGAACCTTCTGCTCGAAAAAGGGTATTCAGAGTTCGAGGTGGCAACGTGTCAGATTCTGACACCTGCCGAAGAACACGAGGAGATGGTGCAGATCATCGTTGCGAACTCATACAGAACGAAGAACATCAAAGATCAGCTTGAAGAAGCACAGAAGCTGAAAGAGTCCTTGCAGTACATGAAAGAACACGGACTGACACTTCAGGGAATGAAACTGGACGGAAAGAAGATCAGAGATGTCGTGGCGAACATCATGAAACTGTCAGGAACGAAGGTGGCACAGATTGATGGAATCAACAGTAATTTGTTGCCGGAGTTCGTGGAGCAGTTGAAAGAAGGCAAGCTGACGTTCTCTGCTGCATACGAACTCTCTGGAATGTCAAAAGAAGATCAGGAGGAGATGCTGAAGGCACATGAAGAGGGCGAGGCCCCGACATGGAAAGAGGTCAGAGAAGCGAAGCGGGCAGAGCCGGAAGAGGTGTCAGAGTCTGACACGTTACCGGGACAGATGGAATATCAGAAGGACTATGAGGAGTCAGAGGGCGAAGAAGAGTCCGATCAGGAAGAAGAACCGGAGCACGAGGAAGAGTGGGAGCAGGCACATCCAGAGAGCATCACATCGTTATGCTACTCCTGCCAGAGATACGCAGATTGCAACGTGAAGACAGGAACCTGCGAGAACTGCGATCAGTATGTCAACAAGGCAGAGGCGGAGAAAACAGACGAGCAGAGGTACGATGAGGAGCAGGCAGCAATCGACAGAGAAACAAAGAGAAAGCTGCAAGAGCGAGAGCAGGAAGAGAAGATGAACAATCTCCCATCTGATAGCAGAGAGGGAAAGGAGTACATCAGACTCTCCACGGACACCTTCGAGGATGTGATCGCCGGAAGAAGACCATACCTGATTCTGAAAAATGACAAGATCAGAACCGGAATGATTGTGAGTGCACTTGAATTTATGCAGGGCAGAGCAACCGGAAGAGAACTGGCACTGGAAATCGTCTGCATGGACGATGCAGGAACATCCTCTGCACTGGAAGACGGATATTGTGTCGTAGGCATCCGGCAGCAGGAGATTCTGAAAGAAGCAGGAGCAGATGCAGCAGAGTATGCAGATTAGCCTGTTATGCAGTACGGAGCATAAGGAGGAAAACATGATTTTTATAAATTCACCATTCACGATTCTGGATGAGGTTTTTCGGGGCCTCTATCCAGACAAGAAATACAAAGCCTGCATTGAACCGAGCATGAAAGACGATGAAGGGAATTGGGTGTTCGGGTTCACGCAGTTCAGCAAAGGAGAGACACCAGTCATCGCAATCAGTGCAGAATTGAGCATCATGGATGCGACGGAGATATTCGCACATGAACTGGCTCATGTAGCAGCAGGCGAGGGAGTAGGTCACGGAGAAAGATGGGACGAGGAGTTCCAGAAGATATTCGACGAG